GCGTGTGACGAAATGCTTAGTGCAATCAATAGCGGTCGTCTAAAACATAGGGGGCAAAGCCAACTTTCCGAGGAAATCTTAGCGGCGGTGCAATTGCGTCGCGGTGACGGCGGCTGGGTTATTGGTCGACGTGCTTCACAGTCAGTTGTCTGCGGTGCAGTCGCCGTTGCACTGGTAACACATTTCGCGACACGCCCAGACAATGATCTTGACATCATGGTTGGTTGATCGTATAAGCCTGACACAATTTGGGCATGGGATTTCGTGATCTATTTACGCCGAAAGTTGAGGCTGCCGTTCCAGCCGAAACTTTAAACGTCGACGCAGCTGCAATTGCGCCTTATTACACCGAAGTTGGAAATTTATTCTTATTCGGTGGAATCGTTACGGCTTCACGCGCCGAGGCAATGAGTGTTCCAACCGTTGCGCGTGCGCTTGGAATTATTCAAACAATTGCGTCATTGCCAATGCACACACGAAACGAGGCAACAGGCGAAAAGGTAACGCAACCGCGTGTTATCAATCAACCTGACCCACGAATTCCGGGGTCAACATTTTGGGCTTGGATTATTTCGGATTTGTTTTTCTTTCCTTCAGCGTATGCGTACGTTATGGACAGATACGCAGACACAGGAAAAATTCGCGCAATGGAACGCATTGCACCTGAACGCGTAACAATTACGACAAACGGCATGGGTTATGAAATTGCAACGTATTCAATTGACGGTGCGTTTGTTGACCCAGCCAACCTTGTTGTCTTTCAAGGTTTCCAAGAAGGTTTGCTAAGTCGCGCAGGTCGTACGATTCGCGCAGCCGCAGCGTTGGAACGCGCTGCAATGAATTTTGCAGTTGAGCCGATTCCACAAATGGTTTTGAAATCAAACGGAACATCATTGCCAGCCGATCGCGTTTCAAAGTTATTGACCGCTTGGAAATCTGCGAGAGCGTCGCGTTCAACGGCATTTTTAAATGCGGACGTTACGTTGGAAACGCTTGGGTATGACCCAAAGAATTTACAATTGAACGAAGCGCGCAATTATGTTGCACTTGAATTATCGCGCGCCGCTGGACTTCCAGCGTATTTCACAGACGCGCAACAATCGACATTTACTTATTCAAACGCGTTGGACAAGCGTCGCGACCTTGTAGATTTTGCGTTTAGAAATTACATGTCAATAATTGAGGAACGCCTTTCGTTTGCTGATTTCACACCAGCAGGAAACAAAGTGCGTTTTGACCTTGACGACTTCTTGCGTGGCAATCCTTACGAGCGCGCGCAGGTTTATGAAATCTTAAATCGAATCGGCGCAATGTCGATCGACGAAATACGCGAGGAAGAAGATCTGTTACTATGAAAAAAGTAATTACACCAATGCAAATAACCGCGGCAGATTCAAACAGTCGCACAATCACCGGTCGCATTGTTACATTTGAGGAAACTGGCAACGCTTCAATTGGCAAGGTTCAATTTGCAGCGGGTTCAATTGAACCAACGGCAGTTTTGCTTAATCTCGAACATGATCGCACACGTCGCATTGGCAAAACACTTTCAATTGAATCGAGTGCCGAAGGTATCGACGCAACATTCAAAATTGCAAACACCACTGCGGGAACTGACGCATTGGTTGAAGCGCAAGAGGGTTTGCGCGACGGATTTAGCGTTGAAGTTTCATTTGACGAATACGAGACACTTAAAGACGGAACAGTCAGAATTCTTGCGGGTGAATTGACTGGTGTTGCATTAACTAGCGAACCCGCGATCAGATCAGCACGCGTCGAATCAGTCGCCGCGACAACCGCTGACGAAAATGAAATTTCAGATTCGACAATCGAACCTGAAGTCACACCAACAACAGAAGGAGACGAAGTGGACAACACCGTCACAAACGCGGAAACCGTCGAGACGGTAGAAGCCGCACAGTCAGTGACCGCACAATCAAACGCCGTGGGTGGTTGGAAAGCAACACCACGCATTGAAATCACTGCTGCAAAGTACCTAGAAAACAAGGTGCTTGCTGCAACAGGCGACGAATCAGCGCGCCAATACGTTTTGGCAGCAGACAACACAACAGACAACGCTGGACTTGTTCCAACACGTCAGTTGACTGAAGTCATCAACGGACTATCAACAACAATCCGCCCAAGCATTGACGCGATTTCTCGCGGTGCATTGCCTGACGCTGGAATGACATTTGAAATTCCAAAGATTACAGTTGCACCAACAGTTGCAGTTGTAGCCGAAGATGCAATTTTCAATGAGACAGATCAAAATTCTGCGTTTCTTTCAGTGGATGTTAAGAAATTCGCTGGACAACAGAAATTTAGCGTAGAATTGTTGACGAGGACTAGCCCATTGTTCTACGACGAACTTCTTCGCAACATGGTGGCGGCTATGGCAAAAGCACAAAACGCTTATGTCAACGCACAGTTAATTTCAGGCGCAACGCTTGACGGAACAACAGTTGCAACATACCCAACGGCTGCTGAACTACTTGGAATCACCGCACGCGGTGCAGCAAGTGTTTATGGCGCAACCGCAGGTCTTGCAAATCCATTTGCACGCAACATGATCGTTTCAACAGGTCAGTGGTCAAACATCATGGGCTTGAACGATTCAGGTCGTCCAATTTACACCGCTTCAAATCCAATGAACGCTGGTGGTGCAGTAGTGCCAACATCACTTCAAGGAAACGTCGCGGGCTTGAATTTATACGTTGACCCAACAAACGGTGGCGACGGGGACGGAACAATCTTGGTTGTTAACCCAGACGCTTACACATGGTACGAGGGAACTTCATACCAGTTGCGCGCAGAATCGACCGCTGACGGTTCAATCACAGTGGGTGTTTATTCATTCGGTGCAGTTGCGACAAAGATCGCAGCGGGCGCGTTTAAGAATAACAAGCAGTAACAAAAACAAACTAATCATGCGCTACGGTCACTCCCGAACGTAGCGCAGCAGTCGAGAGGAACGGAAATGCCAAGTATTGTGTCAACGCAGCAATTGCGTAGTGTGCTTGGCGTTTCCGTTTCACTTTATCCAGACAGTTATCTGGACGAAATCATTAACACCGCAGAAGCGGTCATTTTGCCAATGCTGGTTGCAAACACTTCAGCAATTAACGCTTACAAACTAGAATCAAACGTCGCGACGTATTACACGCAACGCGCACATCATTTCGTTGCGGGTCAATCAGTGGTCGTTGCTGGATTACCAGCACCCTTTTCAGCAACCGTCACAGTGGTTGACGTAAAAGAATTTCATTTTACCGCAGCAATAACCAGCGCAAACGTTACATTGCGTGACATTATTCCAACAGGCACGGCAACACTTTCAGGCTATTCAGCCGCCGAAATTTATGCCAACAGTGCGCCAATTGAATCAGCCGTTCTTGCAGTAAGCGTGGAAGTTTTCCAATCACGCGTTGCAGCGGGTGGTCAGATCGAAGGCGTTGATTTTCAAAGTACGCCGTACCGCATGGGTCGCAGTTTGACCAACAGAGTGTCGACATTACTTATGCCGTTTTTAGACGTTGAAACGGTCGTTCAATAAATGCCAGCCAATGCCGTTTCCGAAACCCGCGCAGCCTTAGCCAACGCGTTTAGCGCACTGGCTGCAAACATTTACCCAAGCGTTCCAGAATCGCCCATTCCACCAGCAATTGTGGTTGTTCCAGATTCACCGTATTTTGAAATTGTCTTGCTGGGTAAATCACAAACAAAAGTCAAAATCAATTTTGCGATTACTGCCATTGTTGCTTCAAATAGCAACGCAGGGTCATTAGACAATCTGGAAAAACTAATCATGGGAATTCTTGCGGCAATGCCCGCAGGATACGTTGTCGGGGTCGTTGAGAAACCGACGGTGCTTGAAGTAGGTCAATCACCAATGCTCGTCGCAGACATTAACGTTTCAACTTATTACACACAAACAACATAAGGAGTAAAAATGCCAACAACAGTAATAACTGGGCGCGATGTCACCTTTACTATTGGTGGCAATAATTACGACGCGCAAGCAACCAGTGCCGTGCTATCTAATAGCCCAACAATTGAAACGTACCAAACTTTAGACGGCAAGGTCTACCGTCACATTGATGACCAGTTCTCGTTTGACGTTGAAATGCTTGCAGACTGGGGCGCTACTGGTTCATTGTGCGAGGGTTTATGGAACGCAACAGAATCAGCGCCAAATACAGGAATCACCACAGTGTTGACTGCCGCAAGCGGTGCAACATTTACATTCCAGATTTTGCCAGCGTTTCCAAGCGCAGGTGGTACTGCACCAGACGCACAGACAGTGTCACTATCGTTTACCGTTATCGGCACACCAGCCGAAGCGTTCTAACACAAACAATCGGGAGACAAAATGAAACTACCAATTACGATCGAATTCACCAGCGGTGAGCAAGCAACGTTTGTTGCTGCTCCCCCTGAGTGGGTTCGTTGGGAAAAGCACACAGGCAACACAATTGCACAGGCGCAAGACAAAATCGGAATTTCTGATCTTGTTTTTCTTGCTTACTATGCAATGAAGCGTGAAGCAGCGGGCAAGCCAATCAAGACCCTAGAGGTTTGGACTGAAACCATTGCTGACGTGAGTGTTGGTGAGGCAAACCCAAAAGTTACCCAGTCGGAAGTCTAAGCCGAATAGTTTGGGAAGTAGCCCTTGCAACAGGGCTACACCCAGATGATTTTCAAAGTGCAGAGGACATTCTGACGGTTATTGAAATTCTGGAGAGGCGGGAAAATGGCAACTGAATCGATCAGTTATGACAAAGCGGAATTGAACGCCATTAAACGCTCATTCAAAGCAATGGACGAAGAAGCAACCGCGCAAGCCAGAAGAGCGTCTAGCGAATTGGCAGAATACGTGAAATCTAGCGTCATTGACGCTGCGGCGTTAACACGTACAAATAGAGCGGGTTCTTTGCGTCTTGCAACGGGTGCTACAGTTTCAAAAAGTTCAAAGGTTGGCGAAATCTCATACGGTTTTGCAAGGCAAAAATTTTCGGGCGGCGGCACAACCCAACAACTTTGGGGCGGGCTTGAATTCGGTTCAAACCGTTTGAAGCAATTTCCAGTCTGGTCGGGTCGCGAGGGTAGGGGTTCACGCGGCTGGTTTATTTATCCAACGCTGAGAAGTATCCAACCCGAAATTCTAAAACGTTGGAACGAATCTTTTGACAAAATAGTTAAGGAGTTTGGCTAATGGCTGGAAGTCGTACTCTCAAACTATCCATTCTTGCGGACGTTGAAAAACTCAATAAATCCTTAAAGAGTGGCGAACAAGACGTTTCTACTTTCACTGGAAAGTTACAGGGTTTCAGCGACAAAATAACGACTGCGTTCAAAGTTG